CACTAGTGCCAGCGGGCTTGTAGTACAGAGCACCGGAAGTGCCGGAAAGGACGGTAACGGCCATTGATTTAGCAGATGATTGGCTTGTTTTAGTATAGCGTCAATCCAAGTAAGCTTCAAAAGTTGCGGTTAGCTGTGTTTGGAAATATGCAGCCGCTAGTCCACTACTTGCGCTAGTGCCGGTTTCAATCACACCAGCACCTACGGTTGCTGGCCCCGATGCGGCATCAAATATAATGCTTGAGAACTTAGCCCGATCAAATAAATCCTTGATGCGTTCAGCAATGGTATAGTTCGCTGCTGCGCCAACACCAACGGGCGTGAATACATTTACTACAAGCACACCGTTTTGGCGGTTGAACCCTACACCGCCTGTAGGTAGCAACGTTGCATAAGCATTGTCACCAAACCGTATTGATGCTTGCAGGAATGGTGCATTACCTGGTGGCGTAAATGGTACGTTTTGATAACTGACAGGATAGACCGGCTCAATTGCCATTTCAGTAGCAATACTGCCTTCAATCGCAGCTCGGACGTTGTTGTAGGTGCTGCTCATGATTCTCGGCTAATCTTGGCGGCGGCGATAATTACTCTGCCTTGAACGTCTTTAGCTATACATTGAATAAAGCCTCTGTCGGCTTGCTTGCTACTGCCATTAGCAAGCGATTCCGCATATGGCAGGTTGTTATGCACGCTGTAGATATTGCCGAGGCGTTCTTGGCTGTAACCAATGCGGTCTAATGCTGGTATGCCTGTGTAGTTGCCCGACGCTTTAATGCCCCCTGGTGCTGAGTTTTCACCTACCTGCCAGCTAGCGCGGAATCTACCAGTATCAACTGGGCTTGCTTGTTTCAATAAACTATCAGTTTCTAATACTGCTGCACGTAATAGCTTCTCCATTTGATTATTGGCATAATCACCAATCTCAGTAATTTTTATATTGCGTGCCATTATGCCCTCAGAATTAGCTCATAGGTTATCGCTATATTATCTTGCTCAGTTGTCGCAACACTGATTATTTGATGCACTACTGATGCAATTAGCACTTTATCCGCTGGTGTTGGTGCATTTGCAACATCTGCTGCGGCAATCGTTAACCGCTTATCCCCAGCTTGGATTAAATCATTCACCTCACGCAAATTAACGTCTTCCAGCACACCACGCACTGCGGTATCAGCAGCAGTTTCGGCTGCGGTGCCAGTAGCTGGATCGTAAGAGCCAAGGGTGATACGCCGAATGGTAGCCGTGCCACCAAACTTAGCCATCAACTTACTGGCGGCCTTTCGTAGCGCGGTTGATAGTGCCATCAGAGCTTATATGCAACGCAGTGGCCAGCCGACAGGTTAATGCTGGTGAAAACACCATAAATCGTTACTCCAGCGGTAGGAGTATGACCGGCCAATGATGCCCCGTCATAGTTGGTGCTAATGATTTCAGTGATTGCTGCGCTGCCCAAAAAAGTAATCGCACACCAGCGGCCAGTCACTGTTGTTGCGGCGTCAACAAAAGTTGCGCCTTTTGCGTAATCAATGCCAAGAACACTGGAGTCGCTCATGGCTAAATCTTGTAAGCGATAACAGTGCCGCTAGTTAATGTGATGCTGGTGAATACACCACACATCTCGCAGCTTGCTTTGATTGGAATGGCTGTAAGCGCGTTACCGGTATAATTCAAAGCCGTAACGCTTGCAATCACTGAATCCTCTAATGCCACAATCTCGCCGAACCTGCCGGTGTGCGCAACAGTGTCTTTAATGAACTCAGCGCCTGGATAAGATTCGCTCATGATCGTTTGATTGCAAAGTTGCCTGGTCCGCTCAGTCTAATACCTGTCAGGTAACGTTCCACCATGGGAGGAATTTTGTCGGCGCCCACGGCGCCACTGAAATTCGGCGTCACGTCGAGGCTACCGATTTTTACATTCTTGAAATCTTCTAGCCCGCTAAGCCCAATGCCATCAGTGTTGTTATTTAGGTATGCCGCAAGCAGCACCTGTGCATATTGCACCTGCGGCGGAATTTCGTTGTCGTTAAAATAATCGGTGGTAATGCGAAATGGGAAACCGACGGCATAAGTATTGATATAAGTATCGGGCCTTCTCACGCCAGTCCGCGGCCATTGCAGCGACTGCGTATCAGTTGCCCTAGCACCTAAGAACCGTTCACGATCTAATCGTTGTGTTGCGGTGTAAAGTGCGCGATTTTTGGCGTCTGTAGTAGCAGAGCCCCATGCTGTAATATCTGCGTCTTGCACCAACCCGTCAACTATCAACTGGGCATTCGCCAGCGTTATGTACGAGTTTGCGTCGGCGGCGTTTGGGGTCGCCACTATCACGATTGCCATCAGTAGCCTCCTCTGGTATTAGTGTAGGCTCCACAATAGGAAATGAGGCCACCTCCTGGGAGATAGCCTCACGATCACGCATTCGCCGGAATGCAAATAAACCCATCAGGCAGCAGCAGCAGCAGTAGAACCTAGGCCATACAAAGTAATGGCTTCAGAACCAGCAGCTACAGCAGTAACACGGCCAAGGAATACCTTGGAAGCATTCTGCACAACAGTTGCTATGCCGCTAACAGTTACGTCAGTACCACCAGCAATAGTGATGGTATTAGCGCCAGCCGATGCGTTAATAACAACCACCATAAAAGTGGTGCCAATAGCGCAGTCGCCGCCAATAGCAGCCACAATTGCCGCAGCCGTAGCTGTGGTATATGTAGCAGCAGCAGAAGGAACGCCACGAATAATGACGTTGTAGCTGTTAGCTGTACTTAGGGTTGCAGTAGCAGTAGGAGCTGCTAAACCCATTTGCCCAGGCAGAAGGCCGCCTGGAATGTCGCCAAGTTCAAAGATACTTGCCATGACTATTAGTAGTTAGAGGTACAAGTAGCGCGTACAATACCAATATTTTTGGTTTCATACACTTTGGTCCAGTTGCCAATAGTGGCAAGCTGAGCCTGAGTTGGGTTTATGGTAGTTCCCCACTTGGCACCAATTGGGTGGTAGCAGTAGTGCAAATCAATTGCCATAGCATCACTCTTGGCGAGGATGTCACGGTCAGTCTCAGTGCGCAATGCCATTTGCTCACCAGAAGCGATAGCGCCTGCGGTGAAGAAATAAACAGGATAGTTGGTGCTAGTTGGTGCTAAATCGTCGGAAACGATAACACGCAAGCCCATGAATGTTGGTACTGAATTGTCACCGGCATAAGCAGATGCAATAGAACCAGCAATTGCGTTGATGGTGCTAGCACCAGTCGCAGCAGTGCTTAGACGTGCCTCGGTGTTAGTAATGTAATCAATTGCCTTGCGTTCTACTAGGTCGTAGTAAACAGCAGAGTGCATAGCAACAGCAGTTAACTTGTCGCCTTGATCACCAAGTAATGCACGGGCTTTAGCTACTTGGCGAGGACCAAGTGCTGTTTGGCCAGTCTTATCAAAAGACAAATCAATAAATGCAGCGCCGGTGTTGGAGGTCAAGCCGCCAAATACACCTTCAAGGCACTTAATGAGATCTTTTTGACGTTGGTTAGCTACATAGGCGGCAACCTTAGTTGCAATGGCGGCCATAGGATCAGCGCCAGCAGCGAGTGCTGCGAGATCGCGTGATTCAAAGGCACGGCCACGGTGCAAAACAACACCAACTTGCTTGTTGGCAGTGATTTTGCCAGGTGTTAATGAAGAACTGTCAGTCAGTACCTCAAAATCACCGCTTAAGTTAGCTGAAAAGAATGGAACGTTGATGAAATCACCGCCTTCGGAAGCATCCAACTCCGCCATTGGTTGAACTACACCAGACGACAAAAATGCGTCGCGCTGAGTGGTAGCTTCAATCAAATAGGGTGTAAAAATCTCCGGTACGATGATGTCAGAGCGAAGTGTCGCCATGAGATCCTCAAGAATTAGTGGTTTGCAAGTTCGGGCACAACCCTAGCCAGCACAACTGGATGCAATTATGCTAGCGCCTTTAACCTGTCATACATATCGCGGTCTGTCTTAAACAGCCTTGATTGCTCCGTCAGGTTGAATGTTTCAGGTGCAAATGGGTTTTTGATACCTGCTAATTCACTGGTGCTACGGCCTGATGGTGCGCCGCTACCTTGTGGTTTTGGTTGCTTTTGCATCCATGCTGGTAGCGTTTTAGCCCATTCAGCTACTGGTGTGCGTTGGTAGCCATCTACTACAACAACAGTGCCATCAGGTTCACGTTCAATTTTATCGCTGCTTAACTTAGTTTTAAGCACCATATCTGGATCATGCACTAGGTCTGCTAATGCTGTTACTGCTGGTGTGATGAGTTCAAGTTCACGGCATTTGGCTTCAAGTTCAGTAATGCGCTGGTCCTTTTCCGCCGACGCCTCACGGTACTGCTGCTCCAATACCTGCCTTGCTTCGGTGTACTTGCCTTGAGATTCAAGGGCAGTTTGCTCGGCTTGGCGCTTGAATTCCAACAGTTCATCTACATTGACACCATCAGGTATGGCCTTAGCTTGTGCTACGGCTTTTTTATAGTCATCTAGCAATTCAGCATTCTTGCGGCGTAAAGCCTCTAGTTCTGCTTGGATTGCTTGTGTGTCGGGAGCTGTTGATTGTTCTTCGGTCATTTTGTGCAAATCATTTGCAATCTTATGTTATCAGTTACCACTTAACTTTGTCAGCCCAATAAGCAGCACTCATTTTCCCTTTGGCGATGTTGTCGGCATGGCGAGCTTTAAATGCAGCTCTACGGGCTTTATCCGCTGCTGATTCACCTTTTTTTGGCGGCGATCCAGATACACCTTGCTGCCCGAAGCGGATCAACCTAACGGTGTCGCCATCTTTGGCAAGCACGGCATGAGACTTGATTGGATTGCTTGGGGTGCGCTTGGGTTTGTTATAACCCTCGAATTGCTCACCGCGATAGTTGATCATTTGCGCTTGGGTGCTGCTTTTACCTCAGAACGTGGCTTTAGCACTGGGTTGCCAGTGGATTCGGATTTAATGCGCAGCACTGGATCTTCCTTAGTACCTAGCCGCGTTACCTTGCCGCCGCTAGGGCCAGTGATAGTAGCGCGAGTGCCAGCAGTGCTAGTAACCACGCCATAGATGGTCTTACCTTGATACTGCCAAGAGACGCGGGAGCCAACGCCGATAGCCATTTTACTTTTTGGGTTTGCGACTTTTGCCAGCTTTAGCGTAGGCGATCGCTACTGCTTGCTTAGGTGGTTTGCCAGCTTTGATTTCAGCCTTAATGTTCGACTGAATCATGTCCTTGCCTTTACCTTTCTTTAATGGCACTGTAACGCTCGCGGAGGTCTTTCAATGATAGCTCCGACCCATCGTCACGTACAAGCTTTGCCATTGCATCCCGGGCGCCATGTTTTTCAGCTAATTTATTGAAATAAACTACTATATCTTTTCCTAATACTT